AAGGATGGATGACTGAAAAAAAGGGGGGCACTAAGACCCCCCAAAACCCTCTTTGCAACTGCTAGGGATTCGTTTGTATTGGTGGCTCTAGATCGGGTTGAGCACCTTGGATGCCACCCAATGCAGATAGACCACCGGTCACATAAGGTGATGCCTTCTGAAAGACTTCAGGCCGCTTAGTGGCTAAGTTAGTCAACATCTTCATTCCTACTGGGGAATAAGCGCCAGATGCAATAAGGGATTTGATTGCTAAAGCCCCTAGAGCAGGCGATCCAACACCAGTTGCTCCTGCACCACCAAGCCCCATGGCCAGTTTCTGCCACATAGCCCTATCTGCGGTATTGCTGTTAGGAACAGTTCCACCCATGACGTTTTGTGCAAGCTTTGCCTCGTTAGAAAACTTGCCCAAGCCAGACGCTGTTTGTTTGCGTCCTGCGGCTTGTTGTACGGCACTGCTAAATTGGTCAGGCGAGAATACTCCTTCGTCTGCACCTTTTCTAGATGACGCAGTTTCAAGCACCTTATTATTCTTAAATACCTCGTGCGTATTGGCAATTTGTTTTGCAACAGCAGGGTTTTGATATGCCATTTCAGACCGGAGACTTCTTAAAATACTCTCATAGCCAAAACCAAGGTCTTCGTGACCCTTTTCAAAAGCTTCGTTTGCCCTACTACTCAAATACTTTTCCATTGAGCGATAGTCCTTGCCACCAATTAATTGACCCTTTTGCATCGGTTCAATAATGTTTTTGATGACATCTTTTTTCAACTGAGATGCGTAGTCTGGGATAAACGGCGAATAGTTATTCAGCGCCTCCTCTATACGTCCAGAAGTAGTTTTTCCAGTCGAGTCAAGTAAATTGGTTCTAAAGACATTGTTGTTTGCTATATCGTCATATGACTTATTAATTTGTTCATTAATAAATTGATTAGTTTCATGTCCTGCTTTAATGTTTTCAGGAACAGTAATTCCCAAAGGAGCTAGAGCTTTGTTGGCTATGGCTTTATTGAATCCCTTAAACGTGTTTCTAACGCCACTGGCCATGATGTCACCCAATATAGGCACACTGGACATTTTCTTTTCACCTTCACGCAAAGCACCACCAACAATAGGCATATCACCCATTAATTGACCGATTGTGAATCGATCCATGCCCATGTCCATCAACTTCTTGATTTCATCTGAAACAACAGGCTTTGTCAGCATTTGACCGACTTTACCAAGCCCTGCACCCATAGCCGTTGATGAAGCTAGTTGCATTGGCTTTTCTTCTGAGAACTCGCCTTTTCCTTCAGTTGGCGTTAAAGCACCCGCTGTAAGACCGCCTGCACCTGATTTGAATAAGGTAGATCCACCCAAGGCAGGAACCTTGCCTGCTAACTGGAATGCCTTGCCTGCCACGGGGCCAACAGTTGCGCCCTCGCCAATCATAGAACCCAAAGAAGAAACAGCAGGATAAGAAATGTCGGCGGCGTGTTGCTTGGCCTCCCGAACCATCTGGGCAGGCTTTCTGTATCCAACATACTCAGCCAATGCCGCAGGTATAGATGCCGCCCCTGCCAAACTTGACTCACCAAGAGCCATGGGTATATTTGCAGATCGCTCTGTGTCTTGCACAGCCCTGCGGCCAGTCATTTGAGGGAACACACCAGTCGCGGCTCCTCCACCAGTAGTTTCTACTGGAGTTGCTGTTTTCTTAGCATTAGGGAGAATATCTGTTTCTATGGCGTGGGTGATCTGCTTGTCACTGAAATTATCAGGGAAGTCAACATCACCAACACCCTCAACGTGTACTGTTTGTGCCATGTTATTGCTCCACTAAGCCTTTACCTTGAACGTAAACTTTTCTTTTAGGTGCTCCAGTAGGAGTTGGTGTACTTGACTTGCCTTCAGCGTCAGGTTCGCCATAAACTGGTTTTTCACCACGCTGAATGCGTTTAATATTTTCCATACCTTGATCCATCTTTTTATTGATGTAATCAAATTGCTTTTCTTGTTCGGCATAAGAAAGTCCGGGATCGATTGCCGCAAGTGCATTGGCAACCTGTGCTCCCTCTTTATTAGACAAAGCACCCAAACCACGCATTTGCTGTACTTGCGACAAGAACGCTTGGCTTTTTAATACGCCAACATTGGCCATAAAACCATATTGGCTTGTGCCTCTAACATTTTGCAAAGGATTGTAAGAAGTCAAACCACTCATGCGTCCTTCATGACTTCTGACTTCGTTTACTTTATCCTTCATGGATTGCATGGTTTGATACTGTGTTTCTAAAGCTTGATCACGTTTTTCTTGTTTTTCATCTTTTTTGTCTTGTGCGGCTTGTTTTGCTAAATCAAGCCTTTCTTTGGCCATAGACTCCATAATAGCCTTGCCCTGACCTTGTAAAGCCAAACTCATGTTCTTAAAGGTTTCATTAGAAGCCAATTGAGCATTTTTATCCATGCTTGATGTAGCCATAGACAACAGATGTTGGGCAAGCGTATTGGCCTTATCCTCGTCCATGATGCCACTCTTATATTGCTTGGCGTACTGTTCTGCGGCTTGCTTTATTGCAGGGCCAGATTTGCCCAATTGATCTGCCATCAATGATAAAGCATCAAAAGGCGTACCCGTACTGGCGCTTGTGGCCAACATACCATTCTTACGCATTTCGCCCACTGTTTTAGCATACTTCTCAGCAGATGCCAATGGATCACCAGTGAGTCTGGCGTAGTCTTGGAAGGCCATAGGATTGAGAGTAAACCCAACTTTTGGCTTGCCGTTCTCGTCCATTGTTGTGGTAGATTCCAACACTTTTGAGCCTGCTTCTTGCAAAGCTCGTTGTTTTTGCTCTGTTTGAGCTTGTTGTAGAAATTTGGGGTCTCTGAGAACAGATGCCAATCTCATGGCAATTCTTGGATCCATTTCTAGACCAGTCTTGCCTTCCTTGTACAACTGACCCATTAAGTTTTGAGATTCTTTTTCGCGCTCATTCTCAGAGGCGGCCTTGGCCAATGCCATTCGAGCTTGCACATTAGAGATGTCATTCTTTTGCATCTGACCCTGTGCATTGCCCACCTCTTCGGCCACATTACCAAGGGATTCAGAAAAGCTACCAGTCTTAGTGGGTCTAAAAAAGCCACGAGACATTGCCAACCCCATAGGATTGAAAGTATCTTTTTGGCTTAATAAGTCCTGAAGCTTACTTTGAGCATCTTCAAAAATCTTGTCGTATTTGTTGGTGTATGGCTCAACTCCTGTTGCCAAAGGAGCAGAAGCAACTGGAGGTGCAACTTGAGGCTCAACTGCAGGCTGTGGTGGAGGTGCAGGAGGAGTCAATGGCGGCTGTAGTGGAGGCTGTCCACCCATAGGTGGAGCGCCAGTCACTTGGCTCATGATGTCGTTACTAGTTGAGAAGAGAGCCTTATTAGGATCTCCACCACCGATAAGATTGGGTTGAATAGGTAATGGCATTATTAATCCTTAATCAAATCCAGTTATGACTTCTTTTCCAGTTGAATCTACAGTTTCGCCAGTCACTGGATCAATATGCACTTCCCCAATAGGATTGCTTCCACCTGCGTGAGTTAGATCTGTAGGAATTACCGTACCGGGTGTAGTCACCCCTGAATTAAAGTTTGACAACAATGTATTTGGATCATTTTTACCAGTCAAACCAAACGCACTCAAAAGCCCTTGTGCGGCACTTGTTCCACCACTATTAGAGCCAAACAACGAAGCCAAACCTGCAATCTGTGACAATGGCGATGCACCATAGCTACTGGCAGGCCCAGTCGAGGTTGTATTCGTAGTAGTGGGAATCGTGTAGCCTCTAAGCAACTGAGCCACATTTGTAGCATTGCTCAAGGGTGCATTAATCATAGCTTGAGTCTGAGCTTGACCTTGAGAACCCAAAGTGGATGCCTCATTCAAACCTGCAACCGTGGCATTCATTGTGCCCGTACCAATGTTACCTTGAGTGCCTGCAATACTTCCAAGATTTTGTTGGTTTTGCAAAGCATTAGTAGCGGCTTGATTATAGGCGTTGTAGTTGTTTGTGGCCTCTTGTCCTAGCAAACCTGTCTGAATGTTACCCAAAGCTTGCCCAGTGGCGTTTAAGGCGCGGCTTGAGCCTGCATTGCCTGAACCTGCAAAAAAGGACTGTAGACCCGGCAACACCGTTTGGTTAATGTTATTTGTATTTGCAGTCTCTAAAGCCTTATTGAGGTTGGCCACCTCGGGGTTATAAAGATTAGAAATTGCGGTTGGACTAAATGCATTTGTTGCATTTGTTGCTGTGGCGGCCGCAGAAGTAAGTGGACTCAACGCACCTTGTAATGCATTGGCTGAATTGGCTTGTCCTAATTCAGTGCCAAAAACTTGATTTTGTAAGGTAGTTAATGGTGCAACTAAAGGCTGACCTTCGGCTATATTGCCTGCAAGTGTTTGTTGAGGGTTTAGAGCTTGCGTTCCTGCTGTACCCAATGCGCTTAAAAAACCCGCATATTGAGATGGCGCAATAGTTTGCGATGTACCTGTGGTAGTTACATTGGGAGGTGCAATGCCTGAGAAAATGTCTGCCATTATTTTTTCCTACCTTTCAAGTAATCTAAGGGTGATTTTAGAGCATCTGGGGCTAAATCGCTAGGCTTTGCCGACCTAGCTCTGTTCCTGATGGAATGCATCATTTCGTACAGTTTTTGAGTTCCTGCCTTGGTAGATCCATTGCCAAGGGCGGCCACTACGTCAGCAGGAAAGACAAACTCCCCATCAGCCAACATCGCAGGGATATCGTCTGAAGTGCCATCCCCATGGCCTGCCACATGAGCACCATGCCTAAAGTCGTGCCTGCCATCTGGCCTTGGTATTGACCCTAAAGGGGTAGGAACGCCACCCGTTTTGAGGGGTTGTCCTTCCATAGAAGGAGCTTGATAGTTCTCAGTCAACATCTGTTCAACAGAAGGCAAATTCTGCCCATATTTGTAATATGGCTGTTCACCTTGAGCTTGGGATCTTTGTTGAAGCATTTGGAGTAATTTGGGATCAATGTTATCTTGCATGGCTTTCTCGCTTGTTTGTCCTTTGGAAACGATATCCTGTAGTCCTTTTAGGACATTTTTGAAAGAATCTTGTGTCATCAATGTATGTAGTAAATGGGGGCTTAAATCCAAAGGCGTTGGAGCGCCACTTACACCACTTGGTTGCGTTGAGGCCGATAGTGATGGAGTTACTTTAGTTGTAGAAGTAGGAGTTGGTGTCGGAGTAGGCGTTGGAGTAGGTGTAGGGGTGGGGGTAGGTGTTGAGGTTTTTGTGTCAATCTTTGTATCAGGTTTTGTATCAATTACTGTGTTGTCTATAACAGTATCTGCAGGCAACTTTTGACCAGTAACAGTAACATTATTTAATTTAAGAGCATTAGGATCTTCAGTAACATCAGGGTTGACATAAACTCCATCCACAGTGTCATTGGCTAATTTTTGACCAGTAACGGTAACTTGCCCCAAATCAGGCACTGATTTTCCAGTAACCGTTACAGGATTTAAAACAGTATTATCAGTTGTGTCATCAGCTAATTTTTTACCAGTAACTGTAACTTTTGGTATGCTCAAAGCATTGGGGTCAGCAACAACATTATCTGTAGATTCAGTTCCACCAGTACCACTAACCACAACAGGTTCTGCAGAAAGTGAAGTTTGATTACTAGGTGTAACCTTGGTATCTAAAATTGCGTCATTTTCAGCCAAGTTAGCATTGCCACTTGTTGACTTGGTATCTAATATGGCATCATTGGCCTTCATTTCAGTGTTGGCATTGGCCTCGGCTTTAATTAATGCTTTGACCTCATTAGTACCTGCGGCAATGGCGGCATTGATGGCTGTCTGTGTTGGATTTGCTCCTGCAAGAGTTCCACCAATAATTTTGTTAACAGCAGATTGCGCCGCAGGACTCAGAGTGCTGTAGCCGGGTATCTGTGCTCCCACCATAGGTACAGCAGAACTTATACCTCCTGCCAACAATGCTGTGAGTGGGTCTGCTTTCCCCTGAGTCATAATCTCAGCAGATGTTAATCCTTTGGTTGCACCAGATGCAATCGTACCCAAGTTATTAGCTATTGCACCGTTTGGCAAAATGTCAGTAAGAGTATCACCAACAAAATTGCCAACCGTATTGGGAACACCTTTTTTCAACAAAAGTTGTGCTTCATCTGACATATCAGCAAAGCCGGGTATTAATGAGGCAGAATTTCCCAATCCAGTCGTAAGCGCACTTAGTCCTGCACTGGTCAAACCTTTGGCTAGATTACCAGTTTCGATGGCTGTTGTTGCACCACTGACTAAAGGCAAAAATTCAGGCGCAAAGATGGCAGTGGCTATCGAGGGAATTGGCCCCAAGTCTTTGAGTGTATTTTTAATGAATCCACCACTTTGACCGCCCTGAGAAATGACTTGCTTACCATAATCTTGAATAGGAGAAACTATTCCAGTGCTAGGATCTGCCAATACAATAGTGTGAATAATTCCACCATCAGATGAATATGTCTGCAAATCATATTGATTGTCGCCAAGCGGCTTTATGGTATCAACAGGCAATGGTTTACCATCTGGGCCAAGTAAAGCAGGCGTATCACTTGTTGTTGATATACCAGTCTCAGGATCAGTTGAGACTACAGGATTTGTTCCTATTTTCGTGTTGCCGTATTGAATGGCTTGGTAAGTTGTAGCAAAGTTAGGAACAACACTTGCAGTGTGTGGATCTGTTTGAGTAGGAGCACCTGAATATTCAGCAGTTTGTGATCCAGTTGGACTTGCAATGTTGTATTGCTGTTGTACGTAATCTTGATTTATATTCAATGCAGTTGCCAATTGACTTGGACTAATATGATTCTTGTCCATTGCACTGGCAACATCAGCATAAGTACCGCCACTATCCAATATAGACTTTGCTGTACTTGCAATTTGATCATTCAATGATGGTGCAGGTGTAGGTGTAGGGGTTGGTGTAGGAGTTGGACTGGGCGTAGGAGTAACTAAGTTTCCTTTTCCAACCATGCTTTCAAACTGGCTCATCGCAGGAGATACAGGCGTTGGAGTAGGCGTTGGAGCGGGTAATCCACCCAATGCAACTTGATTTGCATATGATGGAGCTTGCGCCTGAGATATATTCCCACTAGAAAGGCCATTAAGAACTGAGGCGGCGGTTAGAGGGGGCGCTCCAGTTAAAGAATTGTAGTTACTACCAATAGTTCCCACATCAGTCCCATAATGCTGTGCAAGAGCTTGGGACATATCAGAAGTTAATCCACCATTGGATTGCACTGCCTTGGCAACATCTGATGTTGATGCAGTGGGGTTAGCCGCAAAATATTGGGCAACAATGTCTGAAGTTGTTGTCATGATGAACTTGTTACTCTCATTGAATTAGATAAAGCAAACGCCCAATCTTGCCAAGTTTCAAATCCTCTAGAATCTGGTACGCCTGATTGTGAAAAATAGCCAATACCACTAATTGCATCAGCCCAAATTTGCCATTGATCTTCTGGTATGGTTCCAAGTTGATTGGCCGCAAATTGCTCTGCAGTCCGCGCACACCACAAGTCCCATTCCATGTTTCTAGGATCAAGTGTGACGGCCATTATGGGTTTCCAGTCCCACGTACATCGCCAACTGTGAAGGAAATCAAAACTTTACCCATTTGGTAATTGCCGCCATATGTGTTTGACTCAAAATGCAACCGCATCTCACGGCGTTGCTCTTTCATGTCAATCTTTAATGTGCCGGGATCAAAGTTATACATCACAGAAGGTTGATCAACATCATCTGCATAACCTCTACCTGTAATCACCAATTGCATAGTTCCATACTGTACAAAGTCAGGCTCAACTCGCTCCACTCTTGACCATAGGTTATCGCCGGGTTGCTGTGTCGTACCAACTAAAGATCCCAAATAACCAATTGCGGGAGTCTCAAAATAACTACGAACAGCATCAACAGTGGTCAAATAAACCCTATCTGCACCAGATTCATGTTGCCACAATGGATAAACATAAATGTACATGGCCGTAGAGGTAATGGCAGTATAGGAATTATTAAGCGTATAAGTTCCTGTATTTCCTGTTCCTGTACCTAAAGCAGTGATGTATGTGTTTATTTGGTATGGATTACTGGTTTGACTTGAAAAAGTAATAACCTGACCAACACTGAGTGTGCCTTGGGTAACTGCAGTCACCGTTAAGGTTGTGCCGGAAATACTACCTGTAAAAGTGGTTGCTAAAATTGGGTTTGTATCTCCCCAAATAGGCTTTGGAAAAACTTCTGTATAAGTTCCTGCTGATCTCTGCGCTCCAATAGCCTGACCTGCATCGTACCAAGTCTTCTCTCTGACGTTATAGACAATTGCATCTGTACACTCAGTAGCCGTACCACGTGGGTAAAACCACCAAATCTCACCATAGCGACTGACCTTAGTACACCAAACTTTTTGTCTTTGTGCAAAGTTAATATTGTCAAAGAAATAGTTCTGATTGACTGCATTGGGGATCTCTTGTACAACACCGTTATACATTAGGAATCGGTCAATACCTACCCAATAAAAGATACCATCATATTCAATGACTGAACTTGAAGACATAATGGATGTTTGACTAGAAATCAAGTCATAAGTCCAATACGAGGTCGCTGTAGTGCCTCCAACCGTAATTGAGGTGGGGGCATAGGCAACCCTAATTAAAGCGTCCAAAGCCCAGAATAGACCCGATGGCGAGGTTGTACCGCCCCTAACAGGCAGACCCTTGACAATCTTACCTGTGGCCACGTTATTGGCGTTAGAGACGGCAGAACCAAAGTCTGTATAGTCTGCCGATCCACTATTTTGAATTAATCCGTTATTGCCAAAAACAAATAAGTAAGGATGGATAATTACTGCGCCACCTGAAACAGCTATGTTGTTATCAAATGTTACCGTGGTGGATCCAGAGCCAGTTGCGGCGGCGCTCATGGTAACTGTTGTACCAGAGACTGACACCACATAAGCTCCTGTTGCCATATAGGTTCCAGTAAGCGTCTGGCCTGATGCAATTCTTATATTGGATGCACTTAAAGTTAAAGTGGTTGTACCGTTGGCCGTAGCTGTTTGGGTAAAAACACCAACTTTGCTCATCGAGAGCGAACCAGTGCTACCGGGAAACGAGCCATACAGAACAGGCGTATTGACCGTAGAGTCAATTGCTGTCAAATTCTGGCCGGGATGGGCAATCAGTGTATTGGCACCGCTACCAGAGGAGTTGTATCCAATATCAAACTGCCACAGATTGTTTAAATTGTATGAGAAATTAGTTAATGAATACTCGTATGGGCCAGTTCCAGTTCCATCATTGTTTCCTGTGACCCATTGCTCTAAACCATTGGCGTTACCAGATACAAGGTAGTTAAGTCCATTAGAGGATGACATCAACATACCGCGAGAAATGCCAGAAGCATTTAAGAAAATAGCTTTGTATCCACCCATCTTACGAGGTCTGCCACGCTGAAATCTGACCCATTGCCCATCAACATACATGGGCGAGTCAAATTGCGTCCCGTCACGCTGTATGCCGGGCTGTATTTGTAAGGCAACAACCTTAGCGGTCAAAATACACCCCCAGATATTCCATTGGCGACATACAAACCTGTTGAAGAAAGGGTTGCCGCCTGCGAACCACTGACGGTAAATCCAATAACATTACTCGATGGCATATAAAGGCCAGTCGTTGTATTCCCAGTAAACGTCAAGGATGGGGTTGATACAGAGCCAAGAGATAACGTGACCAAACCAGATACAGTTGTATTTGATGTTGTACTATAAACATTTGTACCGTCACAAACTGCAAAAGCAGTTGTACCCTGAGCAACAGCCAATGTTGTACCGCTTCCTGCTGTCTTAAAAGTGACTGTGTACGATCCAGAAGTACCGTTTTGTAATGTGTATAGTTGAACTGTAGAAGGTAAAATAACTGTTGCATTTGAAGTCAAGGTTCCCACGTATTCCTGTACTACGTTTGAACCTTCAGCAGAAGTTAAAGTTACAGTACCACCGGTGATAGATTTAGTTAGTTGAGTGAAAGCAAATTGATTTGAGCGGCCATAAGCATAGGTATTGAATCCAGATGATCCATTGGAAACAACAACCAAAGACTCAGTCAATTGCAATTGTTGAGTTGCATTACCATCAATAGTATCTGAACCACTGGGTGTTATGGTTAAAATCCCAGTTCCTGCATTTCTAATAACAACAAACCACCCTGCGCCTACACTAGAGGCTGTGGGTAGTGTGAATGTTCCCACACCGCTAGACCATACTTGGAATGATGCTCTATTGGTAATCGAAAGAGCCGTACTGGAATAAACCAATGAAACGGGTAGATTTTGATTTAAAGTTGTGCCAAGTGCTGTTAGGCCATAACCTGCAAGGGCAGAAGCATTTGCAGAAGAAGTACCTGCGCCAAGGGTAACAGTAGCCCAAGTTCCATTAATTGTGGTGTTATCTGTCAACCAAATGAATTGAGCAATACCGCTATTAATCGTAATAATTGTGTTGCCAGAATTGTCTGTAACGGTAAAAGGATTAGATCCTATGTTTCTGACTAAAACCGTTTGGCCAGTTGATACTTGAGTTGCAGGAGGTAGCTCTAACAATAATCCTGTGGTGGTTGCAGTACAGTCAATAATTGAACTTGCAGGTATGTTTGTGTTTCCATTAATCGGCCACTGTAGCGTTGTGTTGCTACTAATTGTTAAGTTTTCGTAGCTGACTGATGATGGGCTAATTGTTTGCCCAGTAAAAGGATTTGTATATGTGGTCATGTTTAAGAGTCCTGTACAACTGTTTGACGATCCCCAATACGTAGGGTGTCCTCTGATTTAAGTGAAGCCATTGCTTGGTCAAACAAGGCGTTCCACGTAGCTAGGCGAGGATCATCCTTCAAAAATGGTGCGGTTTGCTTCAAAACACCAAATAACAATGCATTTGGCGCATTTTGAGTTAACCAGTTAGTTTGGTTATCAGAGGCTAATGGCTGTAAACGAGTATAGCAAATTGCCTCAAAAGCATACGCTTGATCAGGCGTAGGCGCTACAAACCAATGATCCCAATCGTAATCGGCATAGTAAAGTGGCTGTCCAGTGACTGATACATTAGGAGCATATTCGTTCAAATACTCTAACTTACGCAATAGGATAGGTTGCTTACCAGAGGCAGTTGTGAGCGTCATAGAGACCGTTTTACGCCATCTAGCAGGCTTGGCAATGACTGGGTTGCCTGCATTCATGTTGCTGTCTACAACGACCATTTGACCTAGGGTTTTAATCTCTTGGGCTATCTCAAACTCTGCCAAAGTAATGGCTGTAGGTATAAAGTTTACAACAGCGGTGTCTGATCGCTCTAAGTATTGCAATACCAAAGAGGTCAAATTATCGTAAGTTAAGACGTAAGAAGGCGTAGTCATTCTTTGCCCTTATTAGCAGTTGCACATTGCAATTTTAGTCTTTGTTTGAATGTCAAGCAAGAATAAAATCTTTGTGAAAACCCAGTATTTATGAACCTATTGTCACAAATTTACTCCAAAATGAAGTTTTTAACCAAAGGAGCTTGCCATGAAATACGAAGTGAAAATGAATGATTGGATTCTAGGTTTGGACTTGACCATCGAAGCAGATGACTTTGACTTGATTTCTGAGATACAAATGGCCGTTGAAGCCATTGTTGATTCTTTCCATGAGTCTGTTGCTGAAGCAGAAAATGAGACTGAAGAGACTGAAGAGAGTGAAGAAGAATCTATTGATTTTGTAGAAGATGATGCTGATGATGTAACCATTGAGGGTACACAAGGTACAGTGGTTATCATTAATACCAAATAATCTAACATTACAAGTGTTAGTTTTACCTTAAAAAGGGGGCTTTTGCCCCTTTTTTTATACTTTGATCACTTTTCCTCTGAACTCAATGTGATCTTTGTCATAGACTGAAACCAATTCTGGATATAGCAATCTACCTTTATGGAAAGTTAAGACAGCAAATCCAGAGCGCCAGTTGAGTGGAGCTTCTTCTGTGTAATCCCTAAACTGAGGGCCTAAAGGGTCAGCCAATGTTCCGGTATCCACGCCATAGGTCGTTCCATTGAAATTTGTGTGCGGTATAACCTTCATGCTATGAAGATGCCCAGTCACAAAATTAGTCCCCGAATGGAGTGTATTGTTGTATACAGCAAAATTGCCACCCTTCCATCGGTGCTTAACAACAGTTTGCTCGTTCATCCACACCGACCAACAGGGTTGCCAAGAAGGGAAATGGTCTTTTAGGCTGAATCCCTTGACGTGCTCATAGTGAGGGGCATTGGCCGCCAAAAACGTCTCAAAACGAGCGTCATGGTTACCCATGGGCCATATCAATTTAATGCTTTTGTTTACATTTTTGGCTTCATCTTCAATTTCACCCATTGCCAATTCGCAGGCTTTTAGCTCTTCAATGACTGATGGTGCTTTGCTCCAACCAATGCGTGGATGCCTGCTGATACCGCCTGCACCATCAAAGACATCGCCATTTGCAACCACCGCTTTAAGGTCATCAAACTCTTTGATTGCCCAAATAAGGCCATCATATGCCGTTGACCTGAGACCGGGGAAAAAGTGCGCGTCCGAGAACACCAATACCGTCCCATTTAAAATACCCAAATCCAATCTTTGGGGGGCAGGATCAACCCTATCCTTGATTTGAATTGTAAGCAAATGTATTCCGTATCTACCTTCTAAAGAATTTCGCCTTGCTTGTATACCTCTGATTGACAATCCCGTATCATTTGACATTGAAGCGGGATTTCCGTATAGCTGAAATAGCGTTATAAACTCTTCATCAGATAAATAATTCATAACTTCTTTCTAAAGTAAAGGGTGCCTTTAGCACCCCAAGGATGTAGGGGTTCGTATAACTTAAATCCACAAGAAATCAGAGAATTTGATGATGGTGGGTTATCGTAGGTACTTGTGATCAAGTACTCCCATCCTATTTTTTTTGCAAAAGTTTGGCGCACTCGAATAAGTCTCTTCTGAACCCCGCGCCCACGAGCAGAATAAATAACACCTGCACGGCAAAGATAACCAGTATCAGCCCACCTAGCAGAAGGAACAAGACCCGCGAAACCAATTGGAATGCCATCTTGATAAGCAATCCACCAATTTCCTTCGCTAACATCAAACGGTTTATCATAAGGAAGAATCTTCTTCTGCATAGACAACAGAAGTTCCTTATTAACTTCAAGTGATGCGTCTATGTGCTTGATTTTCATGCAGTAATGGTATTGTTTCATTACTGCACAATTATGACAAGCTAAGATAAAATTGATAACGCTTTTGTAGTAAGCGATATCCTTTCCTGCAAACCAAATGTACCGCCATTGATACGTTTGGTTAAGCCCTCCCAGTTTTGGGCTTCAGCAAGCTCATTACAGCCATGAGTCTTCCAGAACCACCCTGCACTTAGGGCGGCATACATGGGAGATGCTACCAAGGCAGTATCACCAGTGACAAAGTTTTGATTCACTGCTTGGCCAAAGTGCCAATAGTTATCGTGGCCAGTCAGTTGGATACAGCCTCTGCCGTGGAATTTCCATCCGTCTCCCGAAGATTCATCACGATTTCCCATTCGATTAGCATAAATCCGATTGGCAATTTTCTCTGGATGGTGAGCGTAAACGGCAATCTCTTCTGGCTTAAATTTATGTCCGAAGAGCTTTTCCAAGGTTTCTGGTCTGTAGTTAAGGTTTTCTTCCAATGTCTTGAAATGGTTGCACTCATGCGAGCACTGTCCGATAAAAGCGGCCATTTTTTTGGCATCATTCATCCCAAACGTGGTAAATGTTGTAGTTAAGGGTTCTGACCATTCAGCACCTATACCTAACGCATGGAGCTTTTCAGGACTGATCATTTGACACCCTCGTTGACTGTCTGTCTTACTTGGTTGTATTGGGTAATACAGGCGTTGAGGCTTGTGATGGCGTTGTCTCCTTCTGTTGCGATGGAGATAAGAGCTTTGATAGTCTCTCGCTCAGATTCGCTTGGAGGGGCTGTATCTCCTCCGCTAGGGGCGGCATTTGTATTGGCTTGTACACCACAGGAGGAGGGGAGGCGCAACTCACCAGAGTCAGCCCTAGCATCAAGGCGAGCTTTGTTTGAATTAATTGCATTTCTTTCCTTCTGTAGTGAACTACTCAAATTTTTTACTTTTGTAGTTAGCTCTGCTTCTTTTGCCCGAGCTTCGCCATTAAGTCGCTCAATTTCGACTTGATCTTCTGTAACTCTTCTTTGATAACCGTGATGATCTGCGACATAGTAACCTCCTAAAATCATTAAAATAACACTGACAATCTGTACTGGGAACTTATATGTACCCAACGGAAACACGTAAGACACTACGTGTACCAAAATTGAACATATAAGTACACAATATGCAATATAGAGGAAAATGTTAGCGAAAAATTCAATCATTGACGCTATCCCTCGCATGAGCCATTCTAAGTCTTTCCTCGTCATCTTCCAAGACAGGTGGGCCTGACGGAGGGGGTGGAGGTGTCCAATTCTGGAATTGAACATTAGACTGTGGCATTGCCCCAAAAGGTTGCGACATAGCCCCAAAACCCATAGGCTGTCCGAAATTGGGGTAGCAAGGGGGCATCTGAGGTGTTGTGGCTTGTTTTATCGATCCCAAAGAACCTGCTATGCCCCCCGCTACTTTTTTGCCTGCAACGCCTCCTATTGCCCCCACAAGGAGGAGCACGATGTCGTTGAGCATCTTTGTATACGCTTGGTCAATCGGGGCCATAGCTTTAATAGGCTGAACCACAAAAGTGACGGAATAAAGAAGAGCAATAACAATGAAAAATAAAATGGCAGTAATAGATAGGACAACAATCGCCCAAACACGAGTGACAATTTCTTCATCTGTTAATCTATTCATTTCACTGGCGCGGTCAAGTACTCAGGACAAGTCTGACTAAACTCGCACTGAGGATGCTGACACTCTTTCTCATTAAAATGGGCAAAGTCTTGACACTTGTACCTGTAAGCATCTTTACAGGAAACTAGTAAAAGCGTGAGAATAATTACATATCTCATTCAATGACACCTTTGCTTTTTTGGTAGTCTAGATGAATACCATACATGAGTACGGAGAAAATAAATATCCATGTAACCACGCCCGTAGCCAAAGCCACTCGAACTTTCCATTTATCGATAAACTGGCGGCGCTGAAGGGCAACCAACTCACGGGCTTTTTTTCGTCACGCTCGATTTTTTCTCGCTCTTTTCGCACAATTTCGCGCATTTCTGTGAACTTTTGCCATAAACCGGGCATCCCGACCTGATAAATGATCATTTCTCTTAACTCAGTCTCCATCTGATCGATCTGCTGTTGGCGCAGAATTCTGTTCATTGCCTCTTCGTTGATGCTGATATTCTTGGGCAATGGGTTCTTCTTGGCTTCTTTCTCTGCTTCTTTGAAAGACTCTTGGTGAGTAAAAAATGCGCCAAGGTTTTTCCCAATATCCCCGACAATATCACCAACGTCTTTACCGTCCCGCTTGAAGTCTTGATATAGATCAATGCACTCACGAATCCCTGCATGAGCCGCCTTACACGCCGCAAAGATGGTGATTGGATCCATTAGATTCCAAAGAACTTGTGGAAAAACTGAGCCGCCACACCCGGCCCAAACATCACCATGGCCATCACAGCATAGATCAAATACTCGATCTTAGTCATGCGTCTTTCGCCATTCTTTAACGATGCTTCAATGTTGCGATAGCGCTCATCGCAAACAGCAATGTGGACGGCTAGGTCTTTCTCGGTATCGCTCATTCTTCACCTATGATTGCTGTTGATGTTTCTCTGTTAATGGTCATTTTACCTTCGCAGGTAAAGTTCCAATCTTCACTTCTAGAGTCTTTTTCAGTCTTTGAGGGTACATTTATTTCAACATTCTTGAATAAATATTCCTTTTCTCCCTCAAAGACTCTCCAACAATGGTCTTTTGAACCCCTTCCAGTTGCTCCCCTAGATTTGTTGAATCTGATTGAATACTTCATATCACCTCAGCCTCTGGTGGCGTGGTAATAGTCACTAGATTATTAACTCTAACACCAATATTGAAGTGAATAAACTTCAAAGGCTTTAAGGATGCATGGCGAGTAAAAGAATGGGGTGCCCAAGCATTGGCAAAAAATATCATCCCTGCCTCTGGCACAAAATTAATCATGTTACTAGCCTGAGTTGCTTCGTTCATATTGGATTCAGGAATATGAGCCATGACCTTACCGGGTCTAGGATCATGAACTACAACCCTTGATGACTCTGGCGGCACTTCAATAAAGTAGAAACCAACAATCTGCGCCCCATAAGGATGAACGTGCTCGTCCATTGCCGAATGTCTGTGGTGCTCTTGCCCCCAAAACTCAGTGAAAAATGTGACCTTATCATCCATTTTGTAACCCTGAGATTGCAAAATGTTCCAAGCAGTTGATGCAATGTAATTGCAAGCCTCTTCCAATCTTGGATCACCAAACAAGTTTCCAGTCATGTGAACTGGGTATAACTTGTCCAATAATTTATCGGTCTTACCCTTCTTCTCTTTTTTAATTAACTTTATGTTTTCGTTGAAAACAGCAGTGGCATCTTTGAGAAATTCTTTTTTCTTGATGGTATATACGGCTGTAGGGAAGTAAAAGTGAGCACTTAATTGCTGTTCAATTGCTTCTTGGTTTACTTCCTTAACTTCACCAACAATTTCAACAGAGTTTTCGTCAAACATAATCTTCCTTTGATAGTTAACAATAAGTTAGATTATGCACCATAAATACTATTAACGACCAATAATAGCCATTATTTCAGCCTCTGTAAGTCCAAGTGCTGTAAGTTTTGCAATTGCAGATTCCTTTTCTGCAATTGTAGGATCTACAACTGGCGTTGGTGTTACAGGTGCTACAAATGTCTCATTAGAATATGTATAACCTATACCAATTGTTATACCTTCAACATTAATTGCTGTATGAGTATTGGGAGCAGACCAAGAATCACCACCATCCCAAAGAATTACATTGTCTACAACATTTGTTTCTTTATTAATTAATGCGTATTTATACATTTTGATTACCAACTTCTAACAATAATTTGACCGTTTCCACCCTTGGCGCCTGCTCCACTGGCTCTTGAATTTCCAGTAAATCCTGCTCCCCCGCCACCACCACCACCACCGCCGGGTGTAGCTCCGCAACCACCTTTACCACCGGCATTTGTTGCACCGCCACCGCCGCCTCCAGAACCACCGCCGCCAGAACCAGTTTTAAACACAACGCCATTTTGTCCTACTCCTCCGGGTGCAGTTCCTCTTGTTGCTTGACAAGAAGCACAAGTTTGATACCCTTGACCACCTCCTAGACCTCCGGCTGTTGCCGCACCCGATGTGCAATTTGTTGTACCGCCACCACCGCCACCACTGGGGCCAAAAATAGAACTACCTGCATTGTAAGGGACAGCGCCATTAATTGGTGTACCACCAGCACCACCACCCCATTCTGCACTGCCTCCACCACAGACTGATGAACCGGCACCACCGCCCCCAACTGTATTAAAATTAGTTGTAGAACCAAAATAAGTGTTAGAAGGATAACCACCGTTTTTACCTGATGAAATTGCGGTTGGAGTGATACCAGCGCTACCAGAACCACCGCCACTACCACCCGGAGCTTGTGCGGCACCCACGACACCTTTGAATCCACCGCCACCACCATAAGATTTTGCATAAGCGGTTGCAAGTGTTGATCCAAAGTATGTATTACCTCCTACAACTCCAGAATTACCATTAGTTGTACAAGTTACCGATGCCCCACCGCATCCACCTGCACCAATTGTTACGTTAACTGTTGAAGTTAAACAAGCCGCTGAAAATATTGATTGAACTCTTGCGCCTGCGCCTCCTCCACCACCTCCGGGCTTTCCGCAAATACTAGCATATGAAGCGCCACTACCACCACCACCACCTGCACCCCAAACACACACTTGAACATAAGTAATACCTGCGGGTTTAGTCCAAGTACCTGAAGAGGTGAATGTTTGTAAGTTTGCACTAGAAGCCGATACGCAAGCCCAAACAGGAGTTCCTGCGCCTGCTGATTTCAAATATTGACCAGAAGTACCTGCGGCTGTTACTCCATGTGCAGTACCTGTTCCATAAATAATTGCGCCCGCTGTTGGCGTTGCAGTAGAATTTGTACCGCCATTTGCAATTGGTAACGTACCACTCACACCAGTTGTCAATGATGCTTGACCTGATGTATTTAGATTGTCGGCAAATGCGCCTAAATTACGAGGTTGTGTCATTGTCTTTCCTTACGTTAAAGCAACCCAAGTTGCTGTTGCAAAATCAAATTTATATTGTTTACCATCATCTGGATATGGTGGACGAACAACCCAAGAATTTGTTGTGCCTTGCCAGAAATAATTACCATCTGTTGGTCTTGGCGTTGGAGGAACATAAGCACAGGTAGCCTCGTCAAATGTCCATGCAGAGAAATTATCACGATTTGGTAGGGCTGACCAAGCATCTTTTACTACTTGTTGTGCTTCAGCCTTTTCTGTATCCGTCATGTCACGCAAAGCCCAAACATCAGTCCACACACCATTGACTTTTTGATAAGTTGGATCTGGTGAAGCAAGCACTTGATAAACGGTAGGAACAGGTCGTTCTACACGAATGAAGGGCTCCCACTCTGATGGGATAGATCCAAAAGCCTGAAGCAAGTTGTCTTCAAACGCAGGGTGATCAATTGTGTTTCCGTTACCGTCTGTTTTAATATAAAGATTCATTTTCTACTCCAAAATTAAGGCGATCCAACGCAAGTTGATGGGAATTGTCGGGTAGTTCCCGGCCAGACGATACGTACAGCACCTGTTGCGCCACATCCTCCTGCGCCATTTGGAGCAATTGTGGCGTTACCGCCACCGCCGCCACCTCCGTAACTACCGCCATTGCCACCAATTTTTGTTGTTGCGGTTACACCTGCACCGCCACCACTTCCACCGCCACCGCCATGACTGCAACCGCCACCACCAGCGGCTCCAGCAGTGCCGTTAGACCCTTGACCAAATAGGCCAGTGCCGCCACCACCACCGCCACCAAATTTACAACCGCCATATCTATCCATACCGCCGCCGCCGCCACCACCCGATCCTGCGGTGGGATATAAACCACCTGTGCCACCGGTACCAGAATATCCTCCTGCGCCTCCACCACCTCCCGGTGCCAAATACTGACATTCAGGTTCACTGCCTCCACCACTACCACCACCACAACCATGCGCTCTAACACCGCCACTAGCCGTGCCAGTGTAATTAACAATTCCACCACCACCTGCACATAAAGTTGCAGTACCAATCCAGAAACTATTGCATCCAACAAGTCCTGTAGCCCCTGCACCTCCTCCTGCTCCTTTTGCGGCAACTTTTAAAGAATAACTGTTTCCGGGCGTTACAGAAAAATTGTTAATATAACCTAAAGCGCCACCACCGCCACCACCACCTCCATTGGGGCCTGCACATTGGAAGCCGCCACCACCGCCACCGCCGCCGCCAATTGCAACTACAGAAACAGAAGTTACGCAAGCAGGAGCAACCCAAGAATAAGTGCCGGGTGTTGTGTAAGACTGTGAACTTGGAGCAATGGGCGTAGTAACACTATTACTATTGCCACTATAAGAACCATATCCAACAGAATTTTGTGCTCTAACTTGGAATGTGTAACTTGTAGATGCTGTTAAACCTGATACTGTAATTGGGCTACTAGCTCCTGTAGCCGTAATGCTTCCGGGGCTTGATATAGCTTGATAGTTTGTAATAGTTGCGCCACCATTAGAAGCAGGGGCTGTAAATGCCACTGTTGCCGTAGTTGCGCCAGTTGCTGTTGCCGTTCCAATAGTGGGTGCGCCGGGAACAACAGCAGAAATAGTAGCAGTTGTGTTTGAGTTTGCATTTATACTGCTAATAGCATTAGTCGCTGTAACTGTAGCGTAAAGAGTATTTCCAACATCACCTGCAACTAATGTATATGTACTTGATGTTGCACCGCCAATAGCAGTGCTTGGGCTTCTATACCATTGATATGTGTATGTTGGTGTCGGTACACCTGTCCATGTTCCTGTTGTAGTCGTTAAAGTTGACCCAAATGAAGTTGTTCCCGTAACAGCAGGAGCAACCGTATTTACGGGTGGTGAGCCATAACTACCACCAACAAAGGAATTAAGAATGCCACTCATGTCACATTAGTCCCTGTTAATAGCCATTGAGTTGTAGCAATCTTGATACAGTTTGCTATGCCATATTGAGCCAAAGTCCTAGATCCAGTTCCACCACCTTGCGCCCAAGTTAATGTGTCTGAAGTAATAGAGATTGTCACTGCATTTGCTGACATATTAATGAACTGAATCACTGTGCCAATTGGATATGCAACTGAAGCATTGGCGGCAATAGTGAAAGTTCTTGCATTTGCATCGCTTGCAGGGTGGAATATTGCATATCCAGAGTCTGCCAAAACAGTCGTGTAGTTTGCGCTTTGGCTATTCTGGGGAATATTTTGGTAGCCCAGAGTGCCAGAAACAGGCAAAGTTACAGAAGTTGCCGCAGTAACGGTAACAGTCGTTGCAAATGCACCGCTGAATGTTAAGTTTCCACCTGTTGTGAATGTTCCACCAGTAGAAAGATTACCGCCTACTGTGATTGTATAGGAGCCATTATTAACACCTGTACCGCCATAAGTGCCACCTAAAGTTCCCCATGTGGGTGACCCTGTACCACCAGATAGAAGTGGCTGTCCAGATGTGCCTGCGGCAGTGAATAAAGTCGTACTTGCGGCTGATTGGTAAGGCACGACACCTGCTGAACCACCAGAAATATTTGTGGCATTTCCTATAGCAGTTGTGTTATAGGCTATAAATTCAACAATATCTCCCGCGCTCGTGCCTGTTGCAAGAACAACGGTCGTACCATTTGTTGCCGTGTAGTCAGCACCATTTAAAAATGAGCCGTTCAAGTATACTTCAACGTATCCAACCGTGTAGGTCACAGTGAATGTAGTTTGACTGGCACTGGCAGTTATGCTTGTTCTGGTATAAGTTGAGCTTGCTCCACCACCACTGATACTTTTAATGGCTGAACCATTGTTGTAGTACAAAACACCATCAGCATAATTAAGTGCCAACTCGCCAGTAGTCAAATTAGACGTGGTAGGCTTATTTCCAGTGGTTCCACTGTTAAAAAGAATGATTGGGGTGTAACCTGATGCCGCCATGATTAATCCTTAGAAAGTTCCACCATTAATACCTGCTGTTAAGGTATTATTAGTGTAATTGTATGTCAATAATGTGTTTGTGGTAAGGGGTTGATTACCTGTTGCAGTCGCTGAAAATGTCAAATAATTGGTTGCGCCAGTACCTGCGGCCAAGGTCACATTGGTTGCCGTTCCTGCTGTAGCGGCATTCAAATTTGCAACTTGAGTTGTACTGGTAACAGTCAAAGGTGCTGTACCTGTAGCAACGGTCGAAACAAGCGTATTTCCAGTGACTGCTTGCGTTGATGTAATTGCCGAGCCTGTACTTAAAGTATTGGTAGACCAAAAAGTACTTGATGGAATTGATGCATGGGAATCCCAAGAACCTGCGGCTGTTGAATTACTCAATAAACTTACAGTTACAAATGCACCAGCTTGAACAGTAACAATTGTGGTGCTTGAGTTATTCTTGACAACAATAGTTCCACTACTTTGGTTGTTGTTAAATGTGAAATCTGCTCCATTTGGAAGCGTAGTTGCATCAGGCAATTGATAAGTTTGGCCACCAGAGCCAGTAACAACATAATTTGGTACTGAAGATGCTGTAAGTACAGTGGTTGTACCTGCGGCGGCTACGCTTGAATAACCTTCAAAAATTGAATTTGTATTAATATTGCCATTAGCATCTTTGACAACAACACCGCTTACGGCATTGGTAGTATTGCCTAAAGCAGTAGCAACTCCAGTTCCTAAGCCACTAACACCAGTGCTAATTGGTAATCCAGTGGCATTAGTTAAAGTTGCAGACGATGGCGTACCGAGTGCAGGCGTCACCAAAGTAGGGCTTGTGGATAAAACTACGTTTCCAGAACCAGTGGTGGAATAAGAAGCTCCCCAAGATGTACCTGTAGAATTAGGTATTCCTGAACTAGGATAAATCATCCCACTAGGTGCAGATTGCCATGAGGCGGTACTGCCATTTGATGTCAGTAAGTACCCACTTGCTCCAATAGGCAATCTGGCGGGCAAATTAGACACATTCCCAATTATCAGGTCACCTTGAGTGGTAATAGGTGAAAGATTTGAAAATGCAGTGGATGCAGTTGTTGCGGCAGTTCCACCATTAGCGATGGGGACAACGCCAATAGCAATTGTTCCAGTGCTTGTAATTGTGCCGCCAGTTAAACCAGTTCCTGCTGTGATTGATGTAACAGCACTAACCCCTGCCACGGCTGTATTTACAAAGGCAGTCGTTGCAATTTGTGTAGAGTTTGTTCCGGCTGTAGCTGTAGGCGCAGAAGGAGTTCCCGTGAATGTTGGGCCTGCACTAAGAACAACACTTCCTGATCCAGTGCTTGTAGTTGTTCCAGTTCCACCATTATTAACATTTAACGTACCGCCCAATGTTATAACGCCAGTTGTTGCAGATGCAGGCGTTAATCCTGTGGTTCCACCCGCAAAAGAAGCTACACCCGCAACACTGCCTGAAATTTGATTCAGAACAAATGCTGTTGTGGCTACTTGTGTAGTATTGGTATTAAGGGCGGCTGTAGGCGCTGTAGGCGTTCCAGTAAGCGCAGGACTAACCGCCAATACCACCGCACCAGTTCCAGTTGTTGATGCATTAGAGGCTGATGTAGCGCGTCCATAGGCATCAAAAGTAACTGTAGGCAGGGTATAAGAGCCTGCTGTTACTGCGGTCGTTGCAAGGCTGATTTGGGGGCTTGTAGACCCATTGGCAACCGATATTTGACCACTGACACCAGTTACTGACACGGTGCTGAGTGCTGTACCGCTAATGGCTAACAATCCTGTGCCAGTAGTTCCTACAAGGTTTTGTAGTACCGTGGACAATGAAATTGTGGGGTTTCCAGTCGTGCCATCTGGGTTTGTAATTGTTAAGCCAGTACCTGACGATGCAATTTGCACATTGGTCAGTGTTGATCCGCTTGTTTTAACTTGAATGCCATTGCCAGAACTAATCAGGGATGACAAGGCACCTGTTACAGCAATTGTGTAGCTACCTTGTGCGCCACCATCTGTAAATGTTAGACCAGTTGATACTGCAATTTGGCGGCTATTGGCCAAACTAGTCTGTTGTCCAACAGTTAAAAACGGTTGGGTTTGTGTAGGCTGTACAGAAATCGCACCAGTTGTCGTCTGGACTGTGACACCATTTTGCACAATCGGCACTGATTCCAAACCCGTGAGAGCACTGGCTAATGGTAATTGCGTTATGGTTACATTTGACATAATTAGCTCAATGAAAGGTTGTCAAGGTTGCCATTTTGGGCAGGATTTGAAGTGGTTTGCTCAGGAGATATAACAGCATTTGAATACTCGCCAGTTTGCAAGTTATTATTTGTTGTTGCCACATCTTGATCTGGTCTTGGAAAACGAATGTTGATACGTTCAGTCTTCCGAGCCGCAAGTCGATATGGGTCTTTCTCGTCAGCACAGCCTTCGTTGCATACACGCAAACCGGGAAAGTTTGGATCGTTTCTCATCACCGCATGAGGACGCTTCATCTTGCACCGATCACAAATCGCAATCGATATTGTAGACATTCCACGTGTATCAAGGAATATAGGCATAATTACCTCGTATACACAGAGATATTAGGTGCAAAGTATTCTGGTGATTTGTCGCGTTCTTCTTGTTCGACATCATAAAGATGCTTATCTGCCATCTTTTCAAGATACATGATTCTTTGAATGTCAACTGCAGGAAACTCCAAGCTCATTTTGTGAGCTAGTAAGTTAATTACAGCCTCATACCAACGATTCGGTATGGCCAATTGCCCCGAAAGGGCACCAACGTCTTGGATATAGGCTGAATACCATACAGTGACCTGCACAAATGAAGTAGAGGGGACTGGCCAAAGCGCCAAAGTGGGATTTGGTATTGTTCTTTCAAAATAATATTGAAAAGGTTGGTTGGCAGTAAAGTTTTTGTTAGGCAAATTGGTGTAATCGTCCCTATTTAGACGTGACATCTCAATTTCTGTGCTCATGTTTCCAAAATATAGCTCTCGCAACGCCAATGTAGTGCCATTAAATGCCAAAATACGGTAGTAAATGACATTGGATCCGGGATCTATGTCTTGCCAAATCCATTGGCCATCAGTCACCGTGACTGCAGTAGCCGTATATAGCGTAGTCCAGTTTGTATTATCGCTCGAAGACTGTAAGTAATAGCTCCAAGTAGACGTTCCCCCCCCAGAAATGTAGGGCATGATGCCAATTGAGCCTATATACTGAGGATTACTTGTGCCGTAATTGATTGCAAAGTTTCCATTTGCGCTTGTTTGTTGGCAATATGTACTGACATCTTGGTCATACAAGTTGGAAACAGTACCGCCTGCGCTAGAAGTATAGCTACCAGAAGGTTGCTTCATTTGCCGATATAAGACGTTTAGAGCGTCATTTGCACCCGCAGGCAGGGTGTACATATACTGGTTTGCATTACAGCCTATAACGGTCTTAGAAATGGCAAAATACTGTATTCCACGGTTCATCATGTGCGACAAAAGGAAAAAAAGGTTTTCCCTAGCCGCTAACTGAAGCTCAGAACTTATCTCTTCGGCCAATTTTCCGCACCTACGCGCCGCATGATCAATTACGGTTTGTACGGTAACTACGGTTTGACCTACTGTTCCTGAGTATGCCATTTAATTTCCTTACCAACCGGGACAGTTCCAACGCTTTAGTGATGCCTTAGCTCTTGGCGCATCTCCACTTGCGTGTTTTACTACCCCAGACATTCTTGCACAAAATGAATCCTTGCGTGAACCACCTTGGGGCTGTGGAGCCTTTAAATGGCTTCCTGTCTCACGGTTGTACTTAGCCCTGCCTTTAGCTGTGAGTCCCGCGCCTTTGTCTGTCGATAGTTTTTCACCTCGTCCGACAGCCAATGACACGCCACCACCATCTTTGTGCTTTGCAGTTTTAGCTGATTCTTTGAAAGCTTCAGCAGTTGGGGCACCCTTTGAACCAACTTTTCGCATTTTTTCATGAGATCCATGGGCAATCCTCTCTTGTTTTGCATGAATATTGGCATACAAGCCGCCTTTGGCCATTTTCTTCCCCTCATCAGCTTTGACAAATTCTTTGCCGACCTTCTGAGGAACACCACCAAACCCACCTTTTGTGTGGGCGGCGGCTTCCATCAGCCTGTGTTGAGCAGGTGATTTACTTGGCATATTAAGCTTGTGACTCTTGCCAAGATAAACGGGCAAATGCAGTACCGTTTGAACCAATTTGGCTAACCGTTACATACAAAATATCAGGACCATCAGGATAAGTTCCCGCTTGGCTTGTAGGCACAGTGTTTGACAATCCACCACCCAATATGCAATTACCAAAAGGTGCAACTGCAGTTAAGTCTAGAGTTGTTTGGCCTGCTGTATTGGTAAAGAATGCCGCAATGGACTCACCGCCAGTGATGGTGGTTGCTGTATTGGTATTCGTAGCCACTTGCACAATTGAACTTGTATTGGTGTTGTTTTGTGTTGGAGAAGCAAAAGAAGTGAATCCACTTGTTCCACCAATAACACCATTCAAGATGAACTGAACAAGATAACTTGTAGTAGTCAACATAGCAATCTCACGCATTTGCAACTGCAAGCGATTGATAATCTCTTTGACCCCCAATGTACCCACAGTGCCGTTATCCACCGAAGGAGCCACGCGAATAGCCATAATTGGCACAGCCGTAGTGCTTGAAGTAGATACAGCCGAAGTCATACCGTAGTTAAAAATCAACGATATGTCATTGGTAAATCCACCGTCCATAACCACTGATGAACCCCAGTGAGATAGTTGAGCGGCAGTATCAGGAGATGCATACTCAACAGCAATTGGAGCAGTTGCAGAATAGGTAAATGCAGTAGCGGCGGCACCACCTGTTGCGCCCCTTGTAGCGCCTGTCAGAGATGTAGATGTCAATCCAGTATAAGAAATATACTCAATGACTCCAGAAGTACCATTACCAATAATACGAGCACTTCCACCTGCAGGGTTGAATCCTGATGTGCTACTCACATTAATCGTAGTGTCAGAAACGCCAATACTTGATGTAATGGTTGTCAATGGCAATATACTGTTTTGCTCATAGTGTGATGGCAAGTTTCCTGAACGCATATATGCTTGATATTGCACATTGTTGTTCTGGAATCCATAAACATAAATGATTGCACCACTTGTTGCCCTAAATCCAAATCTAGCTACACCTGCACCGTACCAAGAATAGTCCATGTAGAACATTTGTATTTTGGTCAAGTCTAGGTTATATCCAGATGGATTAGATGCAGATCCAGAACCATCACACACATCCCACCATTGTGATTGTGGAATCTTAGTCTCAACAACCCTTGAAACTAGAGCATTCGCAATGGTTGCACCACGATACTCAGGAGTTATATAAAGTTGTGTGTCGCTAGTGATAGTCAAAACTCTGTAAGTTTGGCCGCGAATGGTAATATAGTCACCAACCACCAATTGGGTTGTAAATTGAGTACTGCTACCAGTTACCAATGAACTGTTTTGTGTTGCAGTAACTGTTCCAGTAATTTGGTTAACGCTATTACGCAATACGCAATATAGTGTTTGGCCATCAAATTGGAAGAAGATACCGTTTTGGCTATCAAAGAATCCAATCTTGTTGCTTGATCCATACCAAGAATATGGGCTAACGTGAGGGATAGAAGGTACAGTAGATGTGGCTGTAGCCGCTGTTGGAGTTGACAATGCGGTATAAGTAAATGTCAACGCTGTAGGTACACTGGTAATTCTAAAAATACCATTGTAGGCAGACTGATCAAATCCATTAACTTGCACATAAGTGTTAATAGTAAAATTATGAGGAGTCTTACTTGTAACAGTTACTGTTGTTCCAGATGAAGTTAATGAAGTAAACGCAATCTGTGGTTTTAAAATAGTACCAGTAGAGAACTGAATACCTTTACCAGACTGGTATCGGAAATAACGTCTTGTCTGTCTGAACAGTTGCTGATTAGGAACGCCTGCACCCGCAGTAAAGTTTACAGAGCCATCATAAGCATGGCAATCCACCCAACCCACTGGACGGGCATAAAGATTAGATTGACCTGCCGTGTTAGCAATAGTCGTAGATGGTGTTCCATTCACGTTTGTAAACGTGAAGGTTGTTGCTGAAGGTGTTGTTGCTACAGTTTGTGCGCCATTGATCTGTGTTGCAGTCGATGGTCCTGTTGTTCCAGTGATGTAAATGGAAGAACCTGCTGACAAACCATGTGGGAATGAAGTTGTACAAGTTACTGTAGAACCAGAAAATGTAAATGCAGTCGTGCCAGTCAAGGCAAAAGCGCAATTTGAAAACGTGTAGCCTTGATAGCAATAGGTAGTAGCCGCAGAATAGTTGTTGACAGTAGTAACTGGATTGGCAACTTGAACGGTAATAGATGTACCTGCGCTAACACCTGCGACTACATATGCCCAACCTTGAGCATTAGGATCAATTGTGTCCTCAATAAAGAAAGGCGTACCAGTTGCAACAGTCACATTTGATGCAAACGTAATGACTAGCTGATATGTATTAGCTTGATTGCCTGTAATAGCAGACACTGGCAATGCCGCAGAGGGCAAATAATACAATGATTGACGATTGTTTTCTAGAGAAATTTGCTCCCACTTGGTAGGCTGTTGGCCATACTCAAAGTCGGTATCAATCAAGGATTGGGGCGTAGATACACGCATTTTGTCTACAGCATCATAGGCTCCAGACCTTTGTGCCTGCTGAAGACGTAATTGATTGTCAGTATTTGACGTTGGGCCAGTGTAAACTGATAATTCAGACATTATTCCACCTATAAATCATGAAGTGGGAGCCGTAGCCCCCACTTTTCTTACTTTTTGATACTGCCACCACGCTTTTTAGGTGGTACAACTGTAGTTGATTTTACAGTTTTAGTCACGCTACCTGATGGAGGCGCTCCAAATCCCAAAGCATTCTTGACCATGTTGTATCCACTTGTTAGCGGCTTCAACATCATGTCACGCATTGCTATATTGTCGGCCTTGTCTTGTTTTGCAACAGAGTCATAGCCTCCATGAGATTCGTCAGTGGTAGAGCCACCACCATCAAACTTTTTTACGTGGCCACCCTTCTTGAACACACCCGACAACTCATTGATCCGAGTAGCTCTTGAAGGAGGTTTGTTAGCTTGGGGCATTACCACGGCAGAACCCTGTTTGTTAACAGAGCCCCCCGTGGCGAAGTGCTTTTTTGCGTGGCCACCTCGCTTGAATCCACCTGCATTAGCTTCTTTCACCTCACCAGTTTTGGTGTGTGATTTGCCCTTGGGTGTAGTATCAACATTGTAGTTGGTGAAGTGACCTTCATTGCCTTCAATGGTGCCCTCTAGATCAACCATGCCGCCTTTAGCATAGTGGTGCTTCTTAGCCTTGCCACCGTGCTTGAAACCGCCGTCATTGGCCATATCAACTTGGCCTGTACCGCGAGCTTTTCTATCAGGCATTGCAGTGTGCAAATCAGTGTTCTCGTAGTAGTGCTCATTACCCTCGATAGTTCCACCCATGACTGACTTGCCACGTGTTTCGCTCTCGTTGGTCTCACTAGGAATACGTGAACCAATTGCACCGCCACTAGCGTACTTGCCGCCTGAACACATAGCTTTATGGTGCTCCATCATCTTTTTGTGATGAGCAGAACCACCTTCTTTGTGCATTTTGGCATGGTGTTTAGCCATGTGCTTGTGGTGCTCAATAGAGCCTTCAGGATGGCCAGATTTATGGTGAACCTTACCACCATGCTTAAAACCACCTGCATTGCCCTCTTTGATTTCACCAGTACCGTGTGCTGTATCACGACCTGCACCAACAACCTTGGTTTTGACAAAAGGCTTTTGGTTGTTTTCAATGGTATTTTTTGTTTCAAAACTATCCATTTCCTTCCCGCCGTCAACCTTGCCACCCTTGGCATAATGATGTTTAGATCCACCAGTTTTGCATTTTTCCAAATGCTCCATGGCTTTATCTAGATGATGAGCACCGCCACCTTCTTTGTGTTTCTCAAGGCAAGCTCTGGCTTTAGCAAGATTCTTCATGCGCTCAGAAGCAGAACCACCTGCGGCCATACCTTTGTGGGCTAAGTGAGCAGGCATATGCTCGTGATGACGCAACTCTTTTTCAATCTTCTCAAAGCGTTTGTCTTCAGCTTCTTGCTCTTTACGAGTTTCGATCTCACCGCCGACAGCCTTGTGAGCCTTGCCACCTTTTTTCATCAAAGGAGTAGCCATTGCCTTGCGGCGCATAGCCATGCTAGGACGCATAGGAGCCGCACCTGCCATTGCAGGAGCCATGCCCATAGGACGTGCCATAGGCATTCCGCTCATTCCACCCATAGCGTGGTGTTCCATTGACTTGTGGCCGTGCTCTTCCTTGCTTTCATGCTTTTTGGAAACATGACCGCCTTTTTTGAGCTTCAGAATAACTGAAGGCTCGTCAGTCATCATTTTGGGCATTTGGACGAATCCAGTTGCACCCTTCATTGCTTTTGCCATGAATTATTCTCCTTTAAGCTTGGGTGATGCCAAGCAAACCAGTTGCTGTAGCGTTAGGGCCAACCTGAATTGCAGTCAAACCTAACTCAAGTACCAAACGGGCTAGACCGTTCAGAGTGCCGCCGGGTGCATAAGTGCCGCGCACATCAGGTGTTACTGAGGTAGAAGTAAACTGGGGAACCAAGCTCATACCAGAGGTAATTGTTGTGCCGCTAGTAGCAACATAAGTACCTGCCAAGTAGTTGGCTTGAGTTGTAGACAATTTACCAGTTGTACCGTTAATCTTTGTCCACCAGTAAGTAGTGTTCAATGAAACTCCGGTCAAAGTACCCAAAGCACCAGTCAACTGAATCAAAGTACCACTCTCAGGAGCATAGGCCACGGTGATAACGCCGGGCGTAGCTGATGTGAAGTTAGTAATTGATTGAGTATTGTAGTTAGTGGTGTTGCTGTAATAGCCACTCAAGTAAGTACCTGAATCAAATGCAAGTGATCCAGTAAACTTGTTAGAAAGGATATAACTAGCATCGCTCATACGAGCAGGCAAACCGAGGATATTTGTTGTATCAACAGACACTGCAACAGTGGTTGCGGCTGAATAAGCAACTGAATAAACTTGGAAGAAAGCCTTGCGACCACTGGTAGTTGTTGATGCAACAGTACCAGACTGAATGATTTCAGTCATTGATTGGCCGTAATAGTCATAACCAGTGATAGTTATAACTGAATTGGTGGGTGATCCTGATGCTGTGGTTACAGATACTGCACGTGGATAGTCAAACTGAATAACAGAAGTACCATCTGAACGAATAACAGTAGTTGTTCCTGCAGTAGCAGAAGCAGTGGCAAGTGCAGTACCACTATAAGTGGTTGCAGTTGTAGGTGTCTTGGCGGCCAATACAGCGGCAGTAGTGGCAACAGCAGGAGTTGTATCATATAGATACACACGTCCCATTGGGCCAAAGCCAACTGACATTGGGGAAGGATTCTGAAAGGCGCTGTTGGCGTTTGTGCCAACGTACGCAGGTGCATTGCCTAGAAATAGGTCATCTGAAAATTGGGGCATGATCTTTACTCCATGAAAAGTTGATCAATTAAAAAAAAGGGGAGAGGTTTTGCCCCTCCCCACTTTGGCATTAAACGCCTGCTGTACCAAACAACGCGCGTGGATCAGTCCAGTTAGGAATGTAACGCTCAGTTGCTTTATAACGCATTGAATCAGTCTCGAAATCACCTTCCATGGTTTTCTCCAAACGTCTACGCATCATGAGCTTCATGCCCTCTGGCGCATCAGTCTGAACCCACCATGCAGTGGCAGAAGTCAAGCGTGACAATACGGCGGCACCCTCGTCTAGCAACCCGATTGACTTGATAGGATTCAAGTCATTGTTTGCTGTACCAGTACGGAGAACTGATTTCAACAAAACTTCAGCTTGGAAGATGTTACCGGGGGCAACAACCAACTGACGGGGAACCAAACGGATTTTCTTACCATTGTTGTCCACAGATTGACGGATTTGAATCAACATCTGTTCAAGAGATGTTTGGCTCAAAACTGCGGCTGAAGACAATTGGTTAGAGAATGTACCGTTCACGATTGGGTGAGCAGTGTTAATCAACGACACGCCATCACCACCAAGATAGGAACTATTGAAGGCTCTGTTCAAAATGTTTGCACAGAGAGTTTCTTTAGTTTCAATCAATGATTGTGCTAGGTGACGAGCATACACTTGACCGATACGGATGTGATCGCCATCTTCCACCAACACTTTTGTCAAGGCAAAGGCTAAACCAAAGACTTGATAAATATAGCGTTGTAGGAAGAGAACTCCACCCTGTTGGTAGCTGACAGGTGTACCGTCAGGCAACTGGGGAGCGGCTCCAAATCCATATAGGACAGGCTCTTCATGGTAGTTACGTGGAATACCGTCTTCTTCACGGAAAACACGTGACCACTCGTCTTCACGTAGGTCATAGACTCCATCAAAGCATTCGTTGAGAATTGGTTCAACAATACTTCTAAAGTCCGTACTTCGCATTGGTGCGGCCATAATTTACTCCTTATACGACAGCAGTAGTTGCCGCAACAAATTGAACATATGGTAATTGCACACGGACAACCGTGTATGCATCACCCCAAGCGTTGTCCACCAAAGGTGCAAGATCAACAACGCGCATTTGGCCTTGAGCGGCATTGGACTGAGCAGATGCTGAAGCCAATGTACACTGAGACAAACCAGTAGTTGTTGAACCACCAGTAATTGCGCTGAAGTTATACTCGCCACCAATAGAGGTTTGAGCTAGAGAACCATCGGCTTGGATTTCATAAACGATGTTTTGGTCGTTATAGAAATAAGCAATACAAGATCCAGTGATGAATGTTGTGTTTGCAGGCCAATAGTTGGACACACGGCGGCGACCAGTAGAATCAGTCCACTCAACGCCTGCGAACGCACCTGCGACTTGGTAGCCAGAGGATGCGGCGCTATTGCCGGGTGTAGCTGAAGGTACGATTGTGCCGTTAGAGATTCCAGACAAACCAGTAGCAGTCAAAACTGCGGCGGTCACATAAGAAACAGGTTGGCCTTTCAGAATACTGACGGACAAACCAGATTGAATCCCATTAGCTAACGCTTGAGCACGATCCAGACCAGAAGGGTGAAACGCAGGGCGTAAGCCAAAGGGAGCATTCGATGCTGACATAAACTACTCCTTTTGTTAAATAAACCTTACCCGTAAAAGACGGGATTAGGCACATTATTTTTGCTTAACTGTCTCAACCCATCACCTTCGATGTCAGCCAACCCACGTCCAGAACTATCTTGAGTTCCTTGGAGTTGCTCAACTTGGACTCTGATCTTGTCAGCTTCTTCATTGGGCAAGTCGTGGTGCATATGCAACATAACCTCTTGGTACATATCCATAGGGATCTTAAACAAGAGCATTTCATTACAAGCTACATAACCAACGTGTTCTCCGGCCTTGACTTTGTAACCCTCGAATCCAGATACTTCTTCCGATTTAACCGGAACATATCCTAATCGCATACGCTTATCAATGCTGTCGTAACTGTTAGTAGATGACAACCAACATACGTGCCATCCGGGAATGGATGGGGCTTTGGGTAAAGCACTTTGCGTCCACTCTTCGCTCCACATTTTTTTACGTTCATGCGAACTAGTGAACTTTTCTTCTGGTGCCAGTCGGGAGTGATCTTCAGTTGACCGATTCTCTCTACCGCCTGCATTCAAAGATTTTTTTAGACGTGATTCCATTTGCTAGATCCTTTATTGTTTGTTGCGTGATTCTTTGATATATCGCTGTATCATCTTGGCCTTTTTAACAGGGTCATCCCACATTCCTGCGTCCTTCATAGCCCTTACCTGTTCTGGTTCAAGTATGAATTGCGCCCTGTTAGTAGAACCGTTGACGGTTTCGCGTCCAGTTCCTCCCACAACACTCCTAGGTCTCCTTGCAGATGGATTTGCGTCCATAGTGTCATTGTACCTATGGTTAACGCGCTTTGACAAGCGTTTGTCCAATTCCGACCAATAATCTGGATCAGCAGGATTCCAACCTTCTTTAACTAGGTCTTCATCAATAACTTTTGCTATACGGCTGTCAGTATCGTGGCCATTTGGGTCGTACCATTCGTTCCTTTCCATCCAGTTAGCGGCATTGCGCTGTACTCGTGGATCGGGCAAACTATTGTTTTGCTGAGGCTTGATAGCGGCTTCTTTGTAACCTTTTAGGTCACGGATCGCCATCATCGCTTCGTCCCTTAACTCTTGAGCCTTATTGAAAGCCTCGCCGTCTTGGGAAGACATAGCCTCTGACATCTTCATCTTGGCATACTGCAGGCGCAACTCTTGGTCTTCTACGGCCTTGTCAATACGGGCAAGATCAGCACTGTGAGTCTTACGCTCAACAACAGCCAGACGCTCCATTAACTGTTCGTTTTGCTTTCGGAGCAGATTAAGTTGGGCTTCCTTCTCAGAAGTTGTAGCCTTGGCTATTTCCTTCTTGTATTTGCGTTTGTTGCGTCTAGCCTCACGGATGGCTTGTGTGTCATCAGGATGGTCATCTCCACCATCTTCTGGGACATTAGATATGTCTTTTGGACTATCTTCGGCATCATCCTCGGGGATCATACCCTCGGGTACATCAATCACGGCAGACCCATCGGTCTCTTCCTTGACTGTGAATTCTGGTTCTTTAGTTTCAGTTGTCATATATAGGCTCTCATGGCTAAGGGATCACCGATTACTTTGGCAATTACTTCATGGTCGTTGAGGATCATAAAAAGAGCTTTGTCTTCATGAATGTCCTCACCGGGAACTGCTACTTCCCATCGATCACCGCCCCATTTGGGGACTCGGATGTAGTCACCTACTGCACACCATGAGCCTTCTGGCCATGGATTCATAGTGTCTCGGTTTTTAAACGCCAATGGCCCGATCATCAGGACTTTGGCTACCATGTTTTGCCACTTCTCAGTCTCTTTTGTTTCTTCCAAAAGAATAATCCCTGAACCTGTAGTTTTCTTCTTAGTACGCTTTAACTGAACTAAAATTCTTCCACCTAATGGCTCTGCTCCGGGATTTACAACTGGAAATGCCCAATTTATCTCAGCTTCGTTAAAAGCTACCGTGCTATCGCTCATTTTCTCTATCCTGTTCTTGTTGTAACAAATTGTTAATAGTATCCAAGACCTCTTGGAGACCAAGATAAACACCAACTGTCCTTTGGTACGATTCCCATGACGAAGCGTTTCCACACCCCAAGGAGAAAGCTATTTCAGCTTGTCGCGCCTTAATGACAGTGATGATCTGTGAAGTTGAAATCATTTATTTTTCTTAGCTTGTGCGAGTCCTCCTTGTGGTTTAGATGGGGTTTTTGATCCACCTTTGGGTTGATAAGATGTGCCGTCAAGCTTTTCGCCTTGGGCAATACGTTTGTGCTGTGGAACGTCCACAGACTTTTGCTCGTTATCACTAGACATTTTGTCCTCCTAAGTAAGATTGGGCACGGTCTTGTAGCTCCAATGCAGTTTTTGCCTGCTCATGTTGCAATTTATCCCCGTCATGGGATAACTTTGCAGATTCAATACGTTCTTTAGTAAGATTGTTCTCAGTATTCATGGCAACACCCATTTCTGTCTCTGCGGCGAACTTGTCCTCGTCAGCCTTGAGTTTTGCAGATTGCAATGCTTGGTCAGCCTGCAACTTAGCCTGAGACAATGTCATATCCATCTTGTCTCTCTGTGCCCTACGCTGAGTCTCAGCCATAGAGGTTTGGATCAAAGCTTGAGCTTCTGGATCTGGCGGTACTGCCTGTTGTTTCAACTGCTGTACTTGTTGCATCATCTGTTGGAAGATAGGCATGACGTATTGGAAAGTCAACTGGGAGTCTTGTTTCACGTGTTGAGCGGCTAGTGCATAGAGCTTGTCAATGCCATGTGTCACCTTCTCATCGTCATAATCCATGTGTTTATGCTTCAATGCACCGTTAACATACTCATTCATGCGATGCTGATACCATTTGCCCAAGTGATCTTGCACGTGCTCAACCATAGGCTGTAGCAATTGAGGCATGACTAATGGATTATTGCCACCAAAGACAGGATCTTGGTAGAAATCAATGTGGGTTTGGATGTGCGCTAGGTGATCTTGCTCGTCATAAGCCTTGGCAGGCTCTCCACCCATCATCATGATGTTCTCTTGCGAGGCATCAATCATCTTGTCTTCAGGCTCCATGATCATCAATTCATTGATCTGGGGCACTTTCATCTGCTTTAAGAAGCGTTCTAGTACCTTTTTAGTCTTGAATTGGTCTGGAAACTGTCCCATCAAGGCCATTACAGCCTGAGTTTGAGCCATTCTCTGCGTTTCAGAGAAGATATGTGGGTCAGAAACAGGAATAACGTCTGTATTGCGCTTGAAATCATCCCTGTGGATGTCTAAATCAGCAACAACTTCGCCTTTTCTCTGCTCGTCAAGATACCAACGGTTCAATCTGGCCAAGACTTTGAGCACACGCCCTTGGGATTCATGCAACCTAGCGTGAATTGCTGAGTAAACATGAGCGCCCTGCTCAATCAAGGCTTGGGCAGTACCCACAGGCATATTGTTGGTAGCGTCTGCAATCTTCTCTTCAGAGGTAGATACAACGCCTTTGGCGGCTTCCGTTAGCCAACCCAATAGCTCCATAAGCACTGCGCTTGGAGGATTGAATGGCATGGGCATAGCAATCTTACGTACGTCATCTACGCCCGGTGCGCCCTCGATCTCAGCCACCTGAGTGACCTCAACTTGCTGTGTCTGCCCTGACATCCTTGCGCCCTTGATCTTGAGCATGGTTGCAGAGTTATTAATGTGGGCAGAGTCCAATAGAGCACGTAAAGCACCCGTCAAAGCGGCACTCAGTCCACCAATAAGGTGAGGCATTCCAATAGCGTAAGCACCCCTCCAAGGGATAAACTTAAACTCGATCAGGTAATCGAGCTTTGTCATTGTCTCATCGCCCTCTTCCCAGTTCCTGTAGAGGCCAACGACCTTTTGGTCTAACTCATCCACCATCAAGATGTAAGGAGCATTCTCGCCCTTAGTGCGCTTGTCCTCGTCAATGTCTAGCCATGTATAGATGTGGTAGACGTTCCTGACTCCATCATCATTGTTTTCCCATTTCTTACCCTCAATCTTGGCGTTAGCCTTCTCCGAGTAAGTCTCTTCAGGTGTTTGCGAGGCGCGAATCAAGTCGATGTCACGATAAAGTCCTGCCTTTACCCTGCGCTCGAACTCCCATGATGTGATAGTGTTAACTTCTGTTACCCGTTGTGCGGTATAGAAGTTGGCGCAGGCGTAAGGCAAGTAGATATTGTCAATAGGTACAAATTCAGTACAGGGACGTTTTTTGTCTTCGTCATACCACATTTTGAGGTACTGTGAGCCACCAAGAGGAAGTTGGGTCAGTAACTGCTCTTGTTCGTCCCTGAACTCTTCAATCTGCTCAGTCAACTGCCAGTTCATGTAGTCACGCTTACGCTCTGCTACTTTGACTTTTTCGTCATTGACTTCGCCAATAATCTTTGTGCGGGTTGGGCCATCTGGTGGGAAAAGCTCTTTAATGGCTCTAGACGCAAAGTCTACGCAAGCTTCTGCCATGATAGGGTGAACGACTTTAGAGGCTCCTAGGAAGTTTGCGCCTCCGGGTGCATCCTTACCCATACCAGTCCGGCGTAAGCCCTCCTCGTACTGTTTATCGCGCTCCTCGCGGCTCTTCTTGTCATTGTCAATCAAGTCCATGTAATGCATGGCTATCTTGTTCAAGTCATAAGGGTCAAACACCTCTGCCAAGTTCTGGTAAAAGTCTTCGTCCTCATCAGGAGATGAATAGTTTTCTAGGTTAACAACGGCCGAACCATCAGCCTGCTCTTCAACGTCTAAGTCTTCATCATTGATGTCAACGGCCACACTTCCATCTTCATCAGGCTCTGATATGCCTTGAATGAATCGGTTGTAATCTTGTGGTACGGGCATTTGAGTAGCCATAATTATTTCCTTTTGAATGCTTTATTTTGCAATTCCATTTGCATTGCGTCAGAATTCTTTGTTACCTTAACTTTGCCGCCCTTTTTCTTGCCAGTCAGAGCTTTCATCTGTTTTTGATATTCGCCAATTTCGTCAATCAGTTGTTGATCAATAGGCTGTCTAGGGCCAACCATGCCAAATGATCCAAACTCTTGTGGCGATTGCTTTGGGTTTGCCCTTACTGCCTTAACTGTGTCAGGGAAAGACAACTCATAAGGAACAGGATATGGCGAGGTTCCCAAGAAAGAACCGGGGATGTCATGCGAATAAGTGGGATGGCTAGAGTAATCCAATGGCTGATCTGGCCTCATCTCACCAATTGACTTGCCAGTTACGCCTATCTCTAGATTGCGTAAGCTAGGCTCAGTGATTGCATGGGCAATGTCTTGGCCTCTAGGTATGCCAATCTCTTCGCTTAAAGTAGGCTTCATCATTAACTGATTGAAGTGCTTTCTAAGCTTGGGATCCATCTGCATCTGCATATAAGCATTGCCAATGTCTTCAACAGTCTCAAAGTTTGGTCTTGGGCCTTTAGACAACGGGCCACCCTTACGAATCAATTCATTGAGCTTTTCTATCTGCTCAGGAGTCATGCCAGACTTTGCAATAGCATTCAAATTGGCATCAGCAAGGTGTTGGGCATAGTAGTAGCTATTTGGCCCCATCATGACATAGTTACCCAATACTGGGGCGTTATATGCCTGCGAAGCTTCTTTGGCTAAGTTCTGTACGCCTTGTGCAGGGCCAAGTCCAGATGCCCAGAAGACATCTTTACCTTGTCCATACAATGGGCCGCCATGCTGTGGTGATGGAGACTCCAACTCGATGTCACCCACTTTGTGTAAGGTCTGGTTAGTAACAGTAGGATCACCTTTGATCCCAATCATTACCTTGCCCTTATGCTTGGCTAGGTCAACCATCTCAGGGTCAGGCATGGGTGTATCGACTCGAATGTCTACAGGCAAAGACTTCTCACGCATAAATTGCTTGTTAGACTTGCCTGCAACACCACTGACTTCACCTGTGACTTGTGGTGCCATGCGTTCAGCAATAGCTCTGATCTCACTAATAGTCTTTGGGGCGGCTCTTTCAAGCATCTTGGCTATAGCTCCACCACCCGCAAACTTCCTGTCGCTCAACTCCATCATCATTGCGTCTGGATTGTCGCTAATGTGAACCTTTCCACCACGCTTGAACTGTGGCGTTGCATCAGGCGTTCCACTTACTGTGCCCAAGTCAACTGGTGCTTGTGTATCTTTTGGAAGATAAGACTTCAATTCTTCGTCAATTGGCGCGTTCTCTCCATGGATTTGCTTGAGATTGTTATATTTGTGAATCAAAGGCATTACGGTTTCATAATCTTCTGTTGGCATAAATCTTGGAAGATCAAAGCCACTTGCCTTGCCTATATCTTGTGCGCCAGTCATTACTGTATCGTGCAATCCAGTATTATGTAGATCACCCACATCACTCCAGTTACCTGACTTTACAAAGTCTTGAACAAAAGGGAGGTATTGCTCGTTAGGAGCACGATTCTGCTTGCCTTTGATTTGAGTAATGTCAAGATTTTGTGGAATGTTTAAATCATCAAATAAATATTGAGCATGGCTCAATTTTTCTTCTGGACTGGGTCTGTAATCAATGTTATAAATCCAATTTTCAAAACGTCTGTTAAATTCGTCTTGAACTTCTCTAGGTTGTTTATGAAGATGTTCTTCAGTAGGATTTGATTGTGCAACTTCAATTGTAGTATGTGGATTGCCTTTAGGGTCAACCAATGAGTAAACCTTAGCTTTCCCACTCTTAATGGCTTCCCATCCACCGTGACCATAATAGTCGCTACCTGAGTCACCAGATTCTGGTATCCAATCAGGATGGCCTTCTGGTGGCTCGTATCCACGAACCGAGTGACCCATGGCTTGTGATTCTGCGGCAAATTGTCCGGGTTGATCTAACTGCACCCACTTCATTCCATTGGGATACTCTTTATGCAAAGTCATTTCATCAAGCTTTTTAGCTTGAGCTTCTTGCATCTTCTTAGCTAATGCTAAATCATAGTCAGCAGTCTTGCGTACTGCCTGCTCTATGCTAATGTTTTTCAACTCTTCGGGTTTCAAACGCCCAGTAGTTAAATTTTCTTTCAACACATCTAATACGTGATCAAAGCCTAGGCCGCCAGTTTGGGCTGAATAAACACGAGTATTTGGATCGAGCTTGTTTACAAATGGGTTTTCTTCAAGAAGTTCTTTGTTGTATTCTAAATCGTGAGAATGTAGATTTAGTTGTTTGGCCAAAGCTTTAGAAAATGTATCATCTCCAACAATTTGTTCTTTATCGTCATTAGCAATGTTTCTAACAAAATTGTTTTCTTGTTCTGGGCTTAGATTCAGACCTTTGTCTCTGATATGTTGTATTAACTTTTGATTTAAATCATCATGCGCTTTTAATGATTCTTGTTTGGCTTGCTCAAGTTGTGCCAGTCTTTCTGGCGCTTCTTGTATGCTTTTGGCTTTTTTAGGATTAATTGACATATCAGAAATGTCTTCCCAACTCTTTGCCTGCGTTGACTTACCCATTCCTTTAAGAGGAAAACCTTCATCAACTCGCATTTGATCTAGTAGCTCATTGACATCTTCCAATGGAACATGAGCAACGTGCTTTGTACTTAATTCTTTTTCATTCTCAGCTTCAGTTCTTAATCTATTAGCTTCACGCTGAAAGTTTGCCTGTCTTCTAGGATCTGGTTCGCTTTGTGCCCTTTCAGTAAGACGATCAGCCTTTGCAATGTCTTTGCTGTACTTGCTGTTAATTTCATTGATTCGATTGTCAATCATTAACCGAATTGGGTCTTCAGGCGTACCCATTTGATTCTTGACGTAGTTGGTTAGATTCTTTTCAATCCAGTTGTTTAAGGCAACATCTTTTTGTAAATTATTTTTGCTATTATGGAAAACTTGTTGTGCTTCAGGTGAAGACTTTTTCATCTCTTCTGATTGAATATAGTCTTCTAATTGGTTCAATAAGTCTTCAGGTTTTCCACCACCTGCTGTTGTTTGCTTTAATCTTTTTAAATTTTGCTCAACGCTGTTGTTTAGCCAATTACCACCCTTGGGCTTGATCACAAAGTTGGCTGTAGGTGCTCCATAAGGGAACATCTGTCCGGACAAGAACCGCTTATTGAGTTCCTCTCCTGCCATCTTTCCAACGGCTTTAGCGCCCTTTCCTGCCACATTAGCTAGGTCAGGCGCATAAGGTGCCACATCTAAAGCAAAGTCTCTTACATCAGGCGCTAGGTTCTGTGTACCGCCTAATCCACCTGCGCCAGTAGTCAAAGGCTTGCCATATGACCTGTTCTTAAAGAATTCAGCGCCAGACTCTAATGGTAATAGGTTGGCAAAGTTAAAGCCTCTTGGCTTGATCTCTTGGCCATCAACTGTAGGGTGAGCCATGAATTCAAGTGCTTTTGCTAATGCGCCTGTGATTGGCTCTTGTGGCGATGCCTTTAGTTCAGCCATGTAAACCTCGTAGGGTAAGGATACGCTGATTATGCCAACAGTTAGACAAAAGGTCTAGATTATTGAGCATAAGGGTTGCCTTTATTCCTAGACTGGCCAGAGTCTACATAATCCTCTTCATCATAGTCATCAGGTCTTGGGCCATCTACATCCAACCATCCAGAGTCCCTTAGATACCGCAAAGCCTGAGTAATGGCATCTACGTAGTCATCATGTGCAGACTCAGGGAATGAACAGATCTGGCTCACCATACCCTCAGCCCAATCACGAACGAAACCTTTATTCTTACTTGACTCAGGTATCCAGACTCTGCCGTGGGCAATGACTGGGCTTACCACGTTGAGGCGTTGCACCTTGTCAATGCGGCCGGGGTTATAGGCTCTAACGGGTAAGTGCGCCCTTTGCAGGTCTTGGATCAACTGAATGCCTGCTGACTTATCCTCCACCAGAATCAAGTCTATGCGCTTCTTGTCCTTGCCCTCACCATAGACTACCTCGTACTCTTGTTTGACCTTTGGGCGTAGATCTGGATACTGCAGGCGGTCTTGCCAACAGTCAATCACCATACAACTCATGGCACCATCGGTAGGCTTGAACACGCCCAGAGTCACACACGCTGTAGCATCATTGACCGTCTTTTCTGATGTTGCACAGTCATAAGACTGGATAATGTACTCGAACTTAGGGTAAGCCTTGCCGTTTGGCCATAGCTTAAACATACTGCGCTTGATGATTCCAGTGTCCTCGGGATCGAGGATCTCAGCATAAATCTCCTGCCGCCCTAGTTTGGTGCCTTCATACTGCAGAATCTGTTTCCTAAAGCTTGGCGCTAGGTTGTCAATATTAGTGTAGGTTGAGGCGGTAGTAACGCATACATCATCCCCATCCCTGCCTACCAGATCAACAATCAAGTCCTTTGGCCGTGGCGTTGTCGTACAGATTATGCGAGTCTTGGCTCCCAAGCGCACCGAGAACTGGATCTGATCCCACGCTTCCTGCAGGTAATCCCATGCCGCCAACTCATCACACCATGACCCATGCCACTGTCCACCCCTGAAACGCTCAGGCTCTGATGCGGGAATACCCTTAATCAGGCTACCGTTGATCAGGATGATTTCACTGAAGCTCTTGTTGTAATCTTGTATAAGTTCACTGGGTATGACATTGATCAGTCCAGAGTCACCCTCAAAGCAAGTACCCCGTACGTCAGCAGAAGTCGGAGCGGCCACTAACCATCTAGTCTTTGGCTCACTCCATGCCCACCAGAATATTTGCTCACTGGCCATACGAGTCTTGCCTGCACCCCTCCCTGCAAGGACAAGGTGTATATTGAACCAGTCGCCCTGTGGCGGTATTTGGTGCTTATGAGCCTGTTTGAGCCATAATAAACGCTTTGCGTACGCTATTTGGTCTAAGTCATCTAAGTTGTCAAAGGCTTGCTGTACGCTTGGATCGAGCAATACATCGAATACATCACTCATTAATTGACTTCAGTTCGATGTTCTTTATAACCTCGTCCATCATTTCCTTAGCCCGAATCCTGTGCTCATGGACAACAGGGTTTTCAGCGTCCCCCACAACTTCTGTCCTAGCAAGCTTAGGAATATGGTACTCAACCACCGTCTGAAACATATCGAAAGCTTTGGCAGGGTTGGGCTTGATATCATGAGTAGGGTCACCATTGGCCACCGCATCGAGCCACTCAGTGAGCCTGTGCGCGTTTCCATCGACAAAGGTAGCTATGGCCTGTCGAGCCTCGTTTGTAGCCTTGTTGGGCGTTCCTGCCTGTCTACCGCCCGTCTTCTTGCCTACAGTCATAATCGTCCCTCCAAGTAAATCTATTTCAGATAAGTAAGTGTTTACTAACAACCTGCTATTTTAGCCTTGCATGACCCTTCTGTTGAGTCGGTTGATGTTGTCTTTTTGCTCTTCAATTGTTTCGTTAGCCAATGCTAACTTGTTTTCTAAGTATCTTATCCTGCTTTGAGCATACTCTACCCAGTTCATCCAGTCCATGCTTGTAGACTCTATGTCTTCGACTGTTGGTACTTTTGGCTTTGGTGCCTTTGTTGTCTTTGCGTCTATAGTCTTCTGGCTTAGTGCCTTAGACTTGTATGCCTTTGTCGGCGGCTTGGTTAGTTCTTTAGTAGTCATTATTTGTTCCTATCCTTTAAAGCGCGCGACAATTCTTTGGCTAACGCAAATATATCCTGACCTTTGCAGAAGTTTGCAATCTCAAATACTTCGTCATCGGTTAAGTCCACCCATATTGATGGCGGCTCGTCTATTGACTTCAAAGGGCACTTAGGGAGTATGTTCTTTGCCCAATCCATGCGGCGAATCATGCGCTCGAACTCTTCGTCTTCTTCCCGCGATATTGTGGTATTCATACCGTCTCACCTACACCGTGCTCTTTTTCGATGTCTCTAGCCAGTTGCCGCCAATCTAGGCTATGTCTGTACAGAGCATAGACTCGGTCATCAGTAAGTGGGTCTTTATGAAACCGTGCGAGCAATTCTGTTTTGCGCCGCACATCTGCCTCATATTCAATGAGCAGTTTACGCAATTCACTTATCTCTGACTTCAGCGCTTGCGTTTCTTCCGAGCTTGGCAAGTGGATTGTGTAAGTGGTCATGGTCGGTCTCCTTTTAAATTAACGGCCTCCATGACTCAGTATTTTAATCGATTGTTAACAGTCAAGTCAACTAAAAGTTTAATTATTCCACTATTTCTGTTGCTAAAATTGCCTGCAAGCCTGCCAATAACTGTTCGGCCTCTGCCTTTGTGAAGACAACAAAATTAGAGCCATGGCTATGCTGTAGGCTTAACCAAGCGCCGCCCTCGTTCCAGTCTGACAGTGATACCCTAACGCCGTCTTTTGTCTTGATGATTGTTTCGTTTTCTAATGTCATGATGGTTCCTTTTGGTTAAATGTCGTACAAGTAAGCGGCTGTCATTTCGTCAGCGTGGTCGGCATAATCACCCTTTGCGAAATCTTCTAGTTCGCTCAATTCATATTTGTCCAAGTCATAGGTGACATTGGTGCCTGATGCATCAAAGACGAACACATCAAAGTATTGGCCGTAGCCATCGTTACATACGTCATATGCTACTGTATAGCCATCTGTATTAACTTGGAATTTAAAGTCTGTGGGTTTAATCATTTTGTTTCTTTCAAGTAACCTGCTCTGTTGCAGTACGTTAATTATAAGTTAAAGTAAATACCTCATGCAACTGTAGGGTTATTTAATTTAAAAATGTTCCGTCATTAACAGACTCGTAAATTCCCAAAAGTGCAATGTATTCACCATAAGCCACAACACGGTCAAAATCTGATCTATCTTTAATTTGGTTTGTACCATTGGTGGACACAAATTTCCAAATGTTTTCCATTTTGGATATTTGAATTTTTAGTTCGTTGAGTAAAGCTTTTTTGCTAAAGTGAGTCATGATTGTTTATTCTTAATTAGTTTGGATATGACAGTTAATGCCTTGAGCACGAAGATGTTCCACTAATTGCACAGCATCCTCATAGAGCATAGGTGCAGTTGGCTTGCGATAACTTGCTATAACAATGTATTTCATGGTGTTTCCTTTAAGCCCCCGAGGGGGCGTTTGGTTTAACGTGATGTAACTTTGACTGAGAACACTGCTGTGACTTTGGTGTTGTCAATGATCACCTCGTCAGGAATGTTGTAAATCTCTGCAATGGCTTTCCAATCGGTAGTCTTGCGATTGGACTCAATGTATGTGGCCTTGAACAAAGCACCTTCGACAACCTTAGCACCACCCATGGATGCTTTGTCTTTGATTTCGTCTTTGATCTTTTCTGCTTGTGCAGTTAGCTCTGCAATGCGAGCAAGTAACTCGCCTAGTGTGTCTACGGGAGAGAGAGTGAGGTCGTTTGCATTCATGATGTTTTCCTTTGTGTTTCAGATAACCTGCTTGTTGCAGTGATTGGAATCTTAACACAAAGTTAATGGCTGTCAAACACCTATTTATATTGTCCTTCTACTCTGTGGGGTTATTCAACAATTTAGCTACATCATCAGCCAGATCATCCTCTGTAAACCCCCAGTGCTTAGGGAATCCCTTTGTGCCTAGCCCGTGTACGCCCGTGTTGCCTCTGTGGTGCTCTGGGCATAGCGGTAGTACGTCTATGTCTTTAGACCGCCCCCAACCGCCTGCCTTGCGTCTAGGGTGGTGCAATTCAGCAGGCGTTCCCTCATAGCCCATGCGCCTACAGACAATACACCCTAGCTCGGCTACCGAGTTCATGTATTTCTTTTCGGCCTTGGTGCTCATACTGTTATCCGATCCATTGCTCGGTCATTTGCTGACTGCGTTCTCCACACCTCGACTCGCGCCTCTGCCGCAATAAGTTGCCACTTTAATGTCTCCTCGATAGCCATGGCTTCTTTAATCGATAGTAAATGCGCTTTATAGTTTGGATGGCTATACGCCTCCCTCTCCTGTGCATTGACCGCCTCAATGCCCTTTGTAAGCGCCTCTTTGCACAGTTCTGCCTTGATTGTCTTGCGGTACTCTTCGAGGTAAAAGCGGTCAGCCTTGGCTTGAGCGTATTTGACCGCATTCTCGTACATAAAGTCGATTGCGGCATTTGGGTCTATCTTGGTGGTCATACGGCACTCACAGTTCCATCTCTGTAGAACAACCCGTCAAATCTCCTTGATGGGTAAGCAAAATGGTCATCGGCACCCTGTCTTACTGCAGGCAACCGAGTCTCTTTGCCTGTATAAACCTCATAGGTGTACCTGCCTTCCCTCTTTGGTAATTGCTTCTTAACAAACCGACCCATTTGATCTAAGCGAGATACGCCAGAGGGCGTGATTGTAAAGTTATAGCCAGAGCGGTTGATGAATCCGTCATTGGACAGCGGCTGAATAATAGCTCGGTCGAATATTGACGGTGCGTCTTTGTACTGAACCGATTTACGCCAAGTGCCTGCATCCATTGGAAGCATCTCAATTTTGCACAGAGCTTGGTGAATCTTTGATCCAATTGTGTATTTACTTTTCATGTGTTCTTCTCCTTGAGTTTGGCTTCAATGGCATGGGCAAATGCAACATGGTGAGGCACTG